TCTTAAGTCCCTTAGATGGATCTTTCCATACTTCCCAGAAACTAGAAAGTTGTTTATTACCTAACATAAGTTTTGTCTTCAAAATTTCTTCTTCTTGAATAACTCTACTAATATCACCCGTTTCGTCGCTATTAATAGAGAAAACATATTTGAATTCACCACTAGTTTCGGAAACATTTATGTCATCTTTTATAATTTTATTAACAAGTTCATTTAATTTTTCATTTGTAATCTTTTTTGATAGATACGGAAAATAAGGGTCTTTTTTATCTTTGTTAAATTCTAGACTTTTTAGACCATTTATATAATATACAAAATATGTTGTATAATTGCGTCGTTTTTTTTCATCGTATTTTAACATATTATATTTTTTGTCAAGATTCAATGTATTTAATAATTTAGTTTCATTAAAATTAGTGGGTGCTTTTAATACAACATATTTCACTTTGTTATTTTCAAATAATTCTATTATTACATCGACAACATTCCTTTCTCCTAAAAACAAATCTAAACTCTTATTATTTTTATATCCGGGTCCTCCCCACGGAGGGTCAAAAAACACACAATCTTGTTTTAATTCTAAATATATGTTTAAATAATCTTCGAAATATACGTTATCAGTTGGATAACCGTATACTTTTAAATTATTCTTTAATATTTCACATGTCAGGTAATCTATTTCGACTGAGTTTACTTTATTTATATTATGATTGTAAAAACTAATTGTATTTCCACCAACATTTGCTGTAGCATCTGTTACCGTTATATTCTTTATATTTAGTTTATTATAAAAATGCGTTTTTATTTGGTTTGAAATTCGTTCAGCTTCCTTAAATGGTGTAATACTATATAAACTTTCTTTCGTAAATCTTAACCCTTCTAAATTTATTTTTTCTTTTTTATAATTCTCATCATTAAAAAAATGTTGTATTTTTTCAATATCTAATTTAACTACACCTTCTAAATCATCTATATTTTTATAGAGACCTTTTATACAATAGTAGTGTGTAAAAATACGATCTTTTTTAACAATATCAATATTTAATTTACTAAGTAATTTACTTTCATTAAAATTTCCAGGTGTTTGTAAGATAACGTATTTCACTTTATTATTCTCAAATAATTCTATTATTATATCAACAATATTCTTTTCTCCTAAAAACAAATCTGTCTTAATATTTTCATATCTTGATGATAACACCCGTTCATACAATGGTTCAAAAAACACACAATCTTGTTCTAGTTTTAAATATATATTTAAATAGTTTTCGCAATATACATTATCAGTTGGACAACCATGTACTTTTAGATTATTCTTTAGTATTTCGCATGATGGATAATCTATAACTGAATTTACTTTTTTTATACCATAATTATAAAAAGCAATTGTAGTTAAACCTATGTCACTTGTTGTAGCGTTTGTCACTGTTACATCATATATTTTTAATTTCTTAAAATAACTACTTACATGTGAAATTATTTCAGACATTTCTTCATTATAAGCGATTTTTGCTCTTTCCTCTATCATTTTTTCTCTTTCCTCCTCTTTCATCCTATATATTTCCTCTCTATCTTTTTTATATTCATTTATTTCATTATCTTCTTTTTCTTCATTATTATCTTCTTTTTCTTCATTATTATCTTTTTTTTCTTCTTCATTATTATCTTCTTCTTCATTATTATCATTGTTTTGGTTATTTAATGAAATATATTGTGGTGTTAATTCTAAATTAGTAATTTGAAAATTTATGAAATAAACATAACTATTTATTAATTTATGAACTATAAAATTTTTAAAATACTTTTCTATTTCTTTTAAATAATTTGTAGTTAATATAATTATTTCATTGATTGTATCTTTTATTTCATTTATAAAATAATAAGGATGATTAATAAATTTTAAATTTAAAAACAATACATCATTTTCATCTATCTTTTCAATATTTGAATTTTGAAATAAAACTTTAATATTTTCCTTTAAAATAAGTTCATAATTTTTCGCGTGATAAAATAAACTTACATTATGTCTACTTATTTCATAATTAAGAGAATTAGGTTCGTAAACTAAAACTTCTTCAAATAAATCTGCAAAATATATTGTATACACTCCAATATTACTGTTATATTCTATTATTTTGTTTTTATGTAATTCAGGTTTATATTGTTTTAAATAATTTATAAATTCTTCAACTTCATTATCATTTTTCATATAATAGTCGTATAAAATGTTATTTATTTTATATTTTTTTGGATAAACGAATAATTTATTTATTAAAATATCATTTATTTCTATTTCATATGTTAGAACAAAATTTTCATTTGTATTATTTGTTAATACGTAATGCACTTTGTTATTAAAATCTAATTCGTCTTCATTATCTATAACGTCATCATTTTCATCCATTAAAAAATATTCCGTGTCATACTTTGTAATATGATTTTTGTTTTGTAAAAAGATTTCTTTTATAATGGTATATAAATCTTCATAAGATAATTTATAATTCTTCCTTATATTATTAAAACATTTATAAAAATAATTTGAATATAAAGGTAAACTTATTTTTTCATTTAAATCAAATACGTCTTTTATAAGTTTATAATCTTGTTCGTAATTTTTATTCATTCTAAAATCAAATTTCATATTCAAGGAAGAAAAATGACTATATAAACAATCATGATTAGAACTTTTAAAATTTAAATGTTCTTTATTGTACAAATAATATCCAAACCATCTTAATATTGATTCAAAATTATTAAAAAATACTAAATGCTCATCATGTCCCTTGACTGTCGCGGAATCTTTCATATATACATACACATCATTTGTAAAACCACCTAATTTATGCAAATCTTTTTCTTTTATAATATTTTTACCTTTTGATTTAAAAAATAACTTTAATTCTTTTTCATCAAAACTATAATTATTTATGAAATCTATAGTTTTTACTCCGTCCATAACAGTTCCAACTATTCTTTTTGCACCAAGTTTATAGATGTTGTCAATCAGTTTTACAAAATCATCTTTTTCATTAAAAAAATAAGTTAAACAAAAAAACATACAAACAGAAATTTCACCTTTATATTCATAATTTTCTAATAATTTTTTTATATCATCAACTATTGTTTCATCTGAACCGGATTTTTCTATGATAGATAAATCTATTTTATGACCATCTGGACTACTATATGTATAAACATCATCATTTTTTTTTATAAATTTGCGTCCTTTTTCTGTTGTACGTTTTGTTTTAAATTCTTCAATGTTTTTTTTATCTGGTTCAACAGCGATTATATATTTATTTCTGTTTGAAATATATTTTTCAATATCTGCTCCTTTTCCAAAACCTATATCAATTATAATGTGATTTGTATCCAGTGAATTTATAATATTCTGTTTAATCGTTTTATTTATATAATCACTTTTATATTTTTTAGAAGTACAATCACCGTAAAATTTTAATTCTTGTTTAGATAATCTAGTTATTGGTATTGGATTTTTAATATCTGTCCAAAAACTTTTTGCTACTGTTATAAAATTTGGGTTAGTTTTATCAGGTCGCAATCTCATCGGGAAAAATTCTTTTTTTGTTCTATCGAACGAAATTTCTACTATATCTTTATCTTTAAATTTTATTGAAGAATATAATTTGTATTCAACTTTATCTTTTATTACCTCATTAATTTCAGTCAATTCATTGTCTTTATTCACAATATAACATTTATAATAATTATCTGAAATACTTTCAACACTGACATCTAATGACTGATGATGGTCAAATTTCCATTTTAATGTTTTATTATTTTTGTCTGCATATTTACTATTAACAGGTGTGTATATAAGACCATCATTATCGTAATCCCATTCAGTAAAATTTGTTTTCATAAATTGAATTATAAGATGAGTATCTATTCCATATTGAATATATTTCATTAAAATATTTGGGATAATATTATTATAAATATAATCTGTTAATTTTACTAAGTAATCTAGACGATCTTTATATATTTTGTCGATGATAATTTCATTGTAATGATATAATATATCAAAAGTATAATAACTATCATTAAAATATTCACCATCTAAAATATATTCACCATTAATTTTTTGTTCTGTTTTTGCAAAAAACCATACTAAATCGATATCAATTATATCTTTTTTACTCGATTTTCCGATTAAATAAAATTCACCATTTAGAATGTATAAAAAATATCTCACACCGTTTAATTTGTTTGTAGCATAATAATTTTTTGTTTTTACAAGAGGTACATGTTTTTCTTCGAATGATATTGGTTTATCTTCGAAATTAATAATTTTACATTTGTTTAAATTTTCTTCATCCCTTATATTTATTGTTAATTTACGATTTTCTTTGAATTTTATAATATGTTCATTGAATTTTTTCATAATTTCTTTTGATTGTTCTGTTGTTAATAATTCATATGATTTAACATACATAATATCGAATATATATTTGATTGGTTTTAATATATCTTCAACGGTTATTATCTTATTAACATCATATTCTATTTCAATTGAATTTTGAATTTTTTCTCCTTGTTCTGCACGAGTTAAATGTAAATGAGCTCCATTTATAAAAAAATTTTCTATGATATATCTTTCTCTATTTCTTGTAATTGGATTTTTAGATAATTCAAATTCACTTTCCATTTCTTCTGAAACTGCTATTTTAATGGTAAATCCTTGTATTTGTAGTTTATCAATATTTGATAAATTTTCAATCTTTTTTTCTTTAATTTCTTTGTCTGAATATATTATTCGTCTTTCGTGTTTTCCATGATATTCAACTATACTATTTTCTTTTTTTACTGAATATTTTTGGAGAGAATTGATTTTTTTCAAGATATCATAAACACTGTATTCGATTTCAAAACGAACTTCAAATTCTAATTGTTTATCTTTGTTGTCTTGAATATATTTTAAATGTTTTTGTATTATATTTTCGTACATTTTATTTATATATATTTTTTATTTAACTATTTTTTTTTTATAATATAACATTTTGAATCGGATGACCACGACATTGGTGTTTCTATTCTGTCTAGAATATCAAAATCATGTAATTCGGGTGGTATAACAGTCAAAAATATTATTGTATCTTTTTTAACGTTATCGTTTAAAAATTTAATTAATTTCTGCGTAGTTTCTTTTGGAAATAATAAATTGCTTATAAATATAATACATTTAGAATCGAAAAAAGTTTTCTTTAAATCAAAAATATCGGAACATATAATTTCGTACTTCTTTTTTATATTTGTAATTTTCTTTAACGATTTAACAGCGTAATTATATCTTTCTTCCACTATTTCAACACCTTTTGCATATTTAAAACCATTATTTAAAGCAAGCGCAAGTGATCTTCCACTCCCGCAACCAAGATCTATAAAAATATCATATTTACCTATTTTTTTAAGAAAATTATTTATTATTTTCATTGCGTTATTTGTTATTTCACCATATCCTAAATTATAATGTTGACCTAACATATCGTTATCAACTTTTATAAATGATTCTTTGTTAGTTCCAAACACTTTATTTATTTTTGATAATAATTTTGGACTACGCGGACTACGTGGACTACGTGGACTGCGTGGTTTTCTCATTTATAAAAATAAATTTTTTATTTTTTTTATTTTTTTTATAAATAAATGGATGGCGCATCTATAAAACAAATAGGTATCGCGTCTGCATTAAGAAGTCTGTTTAAAGGAACTAAACATTATATTTATAAAGATTTATGTGATATTACACACAGTGGAGACAAAAATCCTGAATATACGAATCCATATGCTGACTATATGTTAAAATATAGACAAAATATTGATGATAAATTATATTATTACAATAAATTATTAGGTAATCAAGGTAGAATAGGCGATGAATGGTTCGAAAAAACTACGATTGATAACTATAATAGTTCTCGTTCATCTTCTTATGGTCGTCATCACTCTCTTACTTTTTCTCCTCTTCGTCGTTATCGTCGTTATCATTCTCCTCGTCGTACTTTTTCTCCTTCTCGTTATCGTTATCGTTATCGTTATCGTTCTCGTTCTCGTTCTCGTTCTGAACGAAAAAGAAAAAGATCTTCGTCTCTTAGTCATTCTTTTCGTGGTTCTCCTAAAAAAAGAAAATATAACAATTAATTTATAAAAACTTCTTTAAATTTTTCCATTACCTTTTCTGGTGAAAACTCTTTGTAACAATTCATATCTTTGTCTGTATACTCTTTGGAATTAAAATTTGTTAAAATATCGTAAAACTCATCTTCTGTTTTAAATTTAATTGCTTTATCACCTAAAATTTGAAGATGTGATTGGTTCCATGTCCAACCATCATAACATATAATTGGTTTATTATTTACTGAATATTCTCCAATTGCTAAACCCATTGATTGACCAAAATTAGAACATTCTAAATGTGCATCAGATGTACATATAAATTTATTTTTGTCTTCATTCGTTACTATTTTTGGTAAATGAATGATATTTACATGTGATTTACAAAAAATAGGTGTGTTAATAAATAAGAAATATATATCTTTTCTTTCATTTACTATCCTCTCTATAACTTTATAACAAAATTCAATATTAAAAGTATCGTATCCTCCATATCTACTGAAAACTGTTGCATTATTTGGTATATTTAATTTATGTCTTAAATTTTCTTTTGATATAGATGGTTCTAATCCTATCATATGAGGTACATATAATGTTTGATTATATTTTTTTGCAATCTGCTCTGAAACGGCGGCATAAACTTGACCATGTGGTTCTAACATTTCAAAAACACAATGGACAACTGTTTTAATTTTGTTAGAAAATAAGCCATCGTTCTTACCAAATTTAATTACATAAAATATATCACAATCTGATATATAATTTTCTAAATCTTCTTTATTGCTATAAAAATAAACTGGAAATCTTTCCATAAATTTAGTAACTGCTATATCATCATTTCTATTTCTTTCGATGCTCGAAATCGGAACAACTATTACACTTATATTACCAAGTAATTTTTCATTATATTGAGCATAATCATATATAGCAACACAACTACCCCTTATATCTAATATTTCACTGTGAAATGCAATTTTTAAAACCATTTTTAATATTATAATTAAAAACTTTTAAGTTTATTATAATTTTTCTTTAACTTTATAAAGAAATGATTTAAATTAAATTTGTAATGATAAAAATAATATTTGTATTAATAAATAATGGATGAATTAAAAAAATTAGCTTTAGGATTTTATAATGAAAATTCTCAATTAATTTTGTCATCGATTTTTATGTCTGCATTAAGTTCTACCATTGAAACTGTTATTGTTCCTAAAATTATCGCAAATATTTTTAATTATATTGAAGATATTGAAGTATTTAGAAATCAAATAATAACTTTAATCTTAGTTTGGATAATCATTAAATTTGTTTATTCACTGTCTACGTATTATAAAAGACAATTAGAACCTGAAATGTCAAGATATATAATAACTGATTTGATAAAAAAAATATTTAATAAATATGAACATGAAAATCAATTAACAAATATTTCAACTCTTATTAATAGAATGCAACTAATAAAAAGAAACTTTCAAGAAATAAATTATATAGCATTTACAGTATTTATACCGAGAACATTTGTTTTATTAATAAGTTGTTATACTATTTTTACAACAAATAAAACATTAGGTTCATTAATATTTCTATGCATTGTTATCCAATTATATGTATCTACAATGAATTTAAATGAATGCGTTGATAAATCTTATGAAGAAAATGAAAATAAAGATGTATTATATGAATATATAGAAGATTTATTTCATAACATAAATACTATCGAATTAACTCCTAATGGTTTTGATTTTGAAATTAATAATATATTGAAATTATCAGATGAATCTAAACAAATAGAACAAGATTCATTAGATTGTGTAACACATAAACAATATAAAAGTTATGTTGTAAATATTATAACAACATGTATTATTTTTGCCGCAATCTATTATTTGTATAAAAATAAAAATATAACATCAAAAGAAATAACTACAATAATTTTATTAATAACAGGTATATTTGATAATATGTCTGAAATTCTATATTTTATACCAGAAGCAACTTCTAAGTTTGGAACATTATTAAAAAATGAACAATTTTTAAAAGAATTAAATTACTATCAAAACAATGATATTGATATGAATAAAAAATTAACTATAAAAAACGCAAATATAGAATTAAAAAATATTACATTCCATTATGAAAATC